GGCAGCGTCATATGTGTATAAGATACAGATTGCATGTTACTGGCGAGGCATTGTTTGACAATAACATCATCGCTAAAGGAATGATACAGGCTGGGGCTGTTACTGCTGATAAAATGCAGGTGGATAGCCTTTCGTCTATCACGGCTACAATCGGCACATTGCGAACTAAAACAAGTGGCGCAAGGGTTGAAATTAGCGACAATCTAATCGAAGTATATGACGATGACAATCAATTACGAGTGAGGTTAGGCGTATGGGAATAATTACATTTTTCAAGAAGTTATTTAAGCGATTATTTAAGCATGGGGGTGAAAATAACATGCCAGCTGGATTACAAGTATTTAATAAGAATGGCGTTCAAATTGTTAGCTTAACGGATAGACTTACAAAAGTATCTGGTGTTAAACGTTTTGACGTGATTGAGGAAAGCGGCAGTGCTACAGTCGAATTGAGCAAAGGTCAGCATATATGGTATTACTTGAATTCGTATGCAGACGATAATGACGACTATTTGTATGGCTTTGGCGGTAGTTACAATATTGTTGTTGAGGGTGGTAAAATCTCATGGAATTTAAAAGCACCTAATAACGTCAATAAACCTTGTAAAGTAGCATTAATCTATGGGGTGATGTAATATGAAACATTTTGAAAGTCATAATAATGACAGCATAGTAACAATTAACGATACAGATAGTTGCTTGTACTTAAAATATAAAATCAGCCTCAAGGATATGCCTATTAAACAATCGGTTGAGGTGGAACAAAATAAATATTACGGATACAACGGCGACGGAATTATATACGGCGTTCAGCACACGCAAAACGGTGATATATACCACGCTAATTTATACATTCCAATCTTGCAGCGACAAGCTGACGATCAATATGTATATGCCATGAGCACAAATTCGCCTATCAAGAATATCGAACTTGCAGAAACGAGAAATAAGAACCACCCTACTCGTGTTGGTAAATGGACGAATTACTTACGAATTGCTTTTGAAACGGATAGCCTTGAAAACGTACGCAAGATTGCCGACACTATGGAAGTGTATGTATTTTCTAACAAAATGCCTAAAACAGATAAATATGGCATGGAAATATACGATAAGAATGGCAATGTTATATTTAACAGCAATTTATTAACAATGCGGTTAGCATTAGTCATTCATAAGGATTATCCTGCTCTATTCTTATCTAAGGAAGAATATGAAATAGGCAAAGTTAAATTTCATGGCATTAAAAAAGCTGGATTGAGTTTTACTTACCCATTGGCAGCTATTGGTTCAGATAGTGGCTTTATGGGCCATAAAGTTAGCTGGGACGGCGACGGCGTTGATATTGTAACAACGTACGGCGGAAATGCTGGCGGCACTATTAGACAAAACTCAATCACAACAACGCAAGTATTGATTTGTGAACTTGACGGAACTCAAAATATTCCAGCTATTGAAATAATGATGATTTAATAGCGAGGTGCATATGAACTTTATAAGAAATGAGCCAGAGACATTACACATCGGCGCGGACTATCGTAGAGGGTACGAGGTCAGTGCCGATTTTGATTTAAGCAACTGCACGGCTGTTATGAAAGTGCGGAGCGTGCAGGGCAAGCTATTGGCCGAGGCTGAATGTGTAATTCATGATAATATCGTGTACTGTACTATCAACGCCGAGGCAACTAAGAACATAGGCCGCAATTATAGGAGCGGTCAATATGATGTGTTCCTTATTCATGGGAACGAATTTATTAAAATTGTCATGGGTGATATGAAATTCATTCATGATATTTCAGCACATTAGGGGGTGCAATTATGGAAGATACAAACAACTTTGAATATGTGGAAGTTAAAGCAAGAGTTCCGAAAGTGATTGATATTGTTATTCCGGGGGCGCAAGGATTACCGGGCGAACAAGGAACGCGAGGCCCAAAAGGCGACCCATTCACCTATGCAGATTTCACCGCCGAACAGTTAGAGGCCCTAAAAGGTCCTAAAGGTGATAAAGGTGAGGACGGGCGAGACGGCGCAAGTGCTACGGCTGACAATGCTCATCAGCTATTATTGCAAGGTAACGTATGGTGCGAAAGTGCCAGCGTTGACGATGTACTCACCGCATTAATTGGTAATATGGGTAAGCCGTTTCCTCGTACTGAATTTAAGCCGTTGACTATTCCAAGCGTTATCCAAGGTCAACAAGTGGTATCCGTTACAGGTGAGCCTCATTACAGCGTTAAGGTAGTCGGTAGCGATACACCTTTCACGCTAGACATTACTGGAGCTTGTAGCGTGAATATTCCGCCATTAGGTGAAGATGATATAAATCTCACTTATCACAATTTCACAGGTGCAAAAGTTAGCGAAACAGTAATTGCTGGCATTGTTGAAAGTACTAGAATGCCAGATGAAACTTACGAGGAAAATGGCGTTAAATATGAACTATTTGGTCGTAATTTAGAAATTAAGGTAGTTAACTTTAATGGCGATTTCGAACATAATTTTAAATTCTTGGGTAAATGGCAAGTATCTGCAATCGATAATATCTTGATTCAGGCTAGCCGTCCGACGGTTCTTAAAATTGGTGCTTGGTACGGTAGAAGTTACTCTGTTAAAGACGTATCTGGCAATCCTATTGGCAATATTCCGATTTTAGTTGATAACCCTAAAAATTTAACATTTGAAAATAACGAAAAGTCTGATTTATCTGTTAAGCTCGGAAGCGTAGAATATGGCACATCTGATGTTCGATTTACGACATCTCAAATTGAATGGTCTGACAGTCAACACAAATATGTAAATACTGGTGATACAGTCGACCATTTATAATTAATCGAACCACAGGGGGAACACATGCAAGAATTAACTGATTTCATTAGTGAGGCTTGGCGGACATTGACGGATTCGTTCGTACTCAAAGCCTTGCTTGCCGTAATCGCTGATGTAGCGATATATATGATTGGCTTAAAACATGTGCAGGTGCTAGGCATATTCATATTATTGGTATTTCTAGACCTCATTACAAAATGGGCGGCTATATCGTATCAAATGCTTGTAGATATGGGGGCGAATGCTGACAATCTAACCGCATTAGACAAATATATAGCGATTCCAGCTGCATGGGGTAAGGGGTTAATATCCTCTAAGCATATGCGCAAGCCTTTCATTACAAAAGTTTTAACATATTGCCTTGCCACTGGCGCCGCGTGGTGCTTTGATTATATGGCAGGTCAATACGCTTTCGCTGTAAATATCGTATGGCTATATCTCGGCTCGGTGGAACTATTGAGCATTCTCGAGAATATGCGAGACGGCGGAAATACTACCATATCTGGCTTGCTTGACGTGGTTCATGCAAGAGTGGATATGATACTCAAAAAATAATATAGTGTTGTTTGTGCCACGCTCACGATATATGGGCGTGGCTTTTATATTGCAGAAACAGAGGTGCATATAATGAAAATTGGTACATATTTTGATGATTACGAATTCGCATGCAAATGCGGCCGTCATGGATACGATAGCGACGGACACCCTATTTTAGACCACATCATTGATAAAAGGCTCGTTGATGTATTAGACGCTATCCGTGAACGCATTGGCAAGCCTATCGAAGTGTTAAGCGGTTATCGTTGCCTAGAACATAATGCGGAAGTCGGTGGTGTTCCTAACTCTCAACATGTAGAGGGTACAGCGGCCGACATTACTTATGACGGCATTAACGTTGATTATCTTGCCGAAGTGGCCGAGGAGTGCGGTGCCGACGGCATTGGCTGTTACTATCACCAAGACTTCGTACACGTTGATGTACGAGGGTATGCAGCACGTTGGAATGATCTTGACTAAATAGGGGGCTAGATATGTATGAGAAAATCACGAACTACATCAATGCGGTTAAATCTCAAATTACTGTTAAGCGGTTTATTATGCTTGCTGGTGCTTTGTTGCTCCTCATTGGTGCATGCCAGCTCATCGACGGCTACCTCACCGCAAGAGGAAACTATCATCGTGCCCTTGAAAGACTGGAACAAACTCAAAACGAACTTAATCGAAGCCGACGCCTCAATCAAGAGCTCAAACTTGTCATTGAGCGAAGCTCAGAGCTTAACAGTCAAGCAGGCGACCGAATTACAAGAATTGAAGATTATCAACGAAGAACGGAGCAAGGAATTGGCCGAGCTCAAAACTATCAACAAGAAACAGAGCGAAGAGTTAGCGAAGGCATCGGAAATAACAACCGAGCAAGCGAACTCATTGGACGCAGCTTACGCATCATCGAACGAGTTGAAAGCGGAAATAAAGAACAATAAACGAACAGAACAAAGGTTACGCCGTCAACGTGATACATGGGCGATTAGTAATGCTGCGCTTTTCTTGGCTGGTGCATTACGCAGATAACATGGAGGTGATCCAATTTCTCCTTACTGCATAAAGGTGGATATGCAGACAACTTTTGATTATTAAACAAGGGCACTTACTATAAAAGTAGGTGCCCTATTTTTTGCAGTTTTGACATCAATTTGACATCAATTTATATTAAAATATGCTAAAATATATAATTATATATGTTATATAAAAGCTGATAGATACTGTGTTCCTTGAGTTTATAAATATTTATTAAATGCCACGCCATCTTGAGGGGGTGGTGAGCGTACGCTCGTGAGGGTTCAAGTCCCTCCAACCGCACCAAGCTGATTAAATAAGGGCTTACAGGTAATTCTGTAAGCCCTTTTTTTGTTTGACATCATAAAGTCTTGCGTGGTTTGACATCATTTTGACATCAGAATATTTTAGAGATACGTTCCACGATGTCATCTTCCATTTTAGGTGTCACATGTGAGTAGGTATCCATTGTTTCTTGAAATGACGCGTGCCCTAGACGTTCTTGTATGGCTTTCATATTTGCTCCATTTTCGATGAGTAGGGTGGCGTGGGTATGTCTAGTACCATGCATAGTAAAAGATGGCTTGCCGATTAAATTGGCGTATTTCTTACATATCTTGCTGACTTCATCAGGACAGCGAGGTCCGCCTTTTATACCAGGGAATACAAGGTTGTTATTAATCCAGTTCATGGTTTTAATTCTGCGCTTGTCTATGACTGTTTTATGCTTCATAAGCTCCTGGAGTGTTTCCGTATCAATGGCAATAATCCGTTTTGAGGATGTGGTCTTGGTGGTATTGGATATAACTGCAGTAGATCCGATTTTGAGTGCTGTTTGTGAAATGGATATAGTTGATTTCTTGAAATCGATATCAGACCATCGCAATCCTAATAATTCAGACCGTCGCATACCTGTTGCAAATGCTAATTTAAATAGCGCATGATGTTCTGTATTTGATATATTGGATAAGAAGTCTTTTACTTCATCTGCAGATAACGTTACCATATGCCGAACTTTAATCTGCTTTGGCCGGTCTATGTTTTTCATGTAGTTTTTAGGGATGATGTCATCTTTTACCGCCTGCTCTAATATGGAGCCTAGAATTGTCATGGTGTAGGATATAGTCCTTGATGATAATCCATCCATTGATTCAAATACATACCGTAATGTATTAGGTTTAATTTCGGCCAACTTTATGCCACCGATTTTATCTCTTATGTAACGATTGATAATACCAGTATAACTTTGATATGTGGCAGGGGTTATGGTCTTTTCTTTTAGTTGTAACCATATATTAATCCAGGTGTTTAATGAAATAGTATCATCGAAATTAGCACATGATTGATTAGTATTTATGTATTTCTCCATAGCTTCTATGGCCGCTTTTCTGGTGGTGCCATAAAAGAATTTACGCTTGCCGTTGATGGTTTTCGATACCTGGTATCGTCCATCGGCTCTCTTTTTTGCCATAAAAATAACCTCCTAGGCCTAAATTTGGGTATGTTAAATAAGCCTTAGAGGTTTTGTGGTATAATAATAGTGTTCTTTGGTATATACCTCTAAGGTGTGTATCATGGCCCCTATTCTGTTGGTAGCAGAGTAGGGGCTGTTTTTTTATTAGTTTTGTGTTTTTGGTGTGTATTTACCAGTGCGCTGTGCATTTCCTAGGGCACCCATAGCTTCTAGATACCCATAAGTATTTGGTTGTAATTCAACGCGTTTAGGTTTCTCCCCTTATGTGTAGTTACACATTAAAATGATGATAAAAGTCGATATTTTCTAATTCCGAATCATCTATATGTGACCTACGAACCATTTGCTCAACTAGATTAACGTGTTCATCTAAGTAAAAGTCATCACGAATAATATGCATTAATTCATGTTTAATTTCCTCTCTCATGCGATCATGAGGGAGGTTTTTGTTTATGTAGATGTTATGAGTATCTACATCTTCACATTCCTCTGACACAGCATTGGCATGTGGCAAGTCGCAGTAAATCAAATTTACAACCAACGATAACACTCTCCCTTGTGTGTATTACTTGTGTTTAGATTTTAAGAACTCTATGTATTTGACTGTTTCTTCCATCTCCTCTTTAGACATGTCTTTTGCAGCAGAAAAAAGCATGCGTGCACCTGGTCTAGTGCGTAAGTACTCCGCAAATTCGGCTGCTTCTGCATTTGTATAATATCCACCCTCTACATGTTTTTCTACTAATTCAGATTTATTTACACCAAAATAATTGGCCATCATCTCAATTTTATCTATCCTTGGATAAGTATTTCCTTTTACCCAATCGGTAAAGGTAGTGTATTTAAATCCTAAGTCAGAACATATTTTGTTTCTATCAATTCCTCGACTATCCATTAAGCGTTGGATGTTTTCAGCCATAATAGCCTTGTTACCTAAATCACTCATAAAAACCTCTTATATTGCAATATATCAATTAATATACCTATATATTACGATAAATTCGTAACAAAATCAATATTTTACGGAAATTTTACGATAATTTATGTTTGTTTTATGGACATTACGGATAAACCGTAGTAAAATGATGATAGTAAACAAGGGATTGTTACAAAAGGAAGGAGGGATTCTATGAAGTACACACTCAAAATGTTACGAGCGTCAAAAAATTGGTCTCAAGTAACAGCAGCGCAACAAATCGGAGTATCTGTAGATACATGGGGGAATTGGGAGCGTAAACGTTCATTCCCTGATGTTCTGCACATTCAAAGGATACAGGAAGTGTTTAATGTAGCTTATGATGATATTATTTTTTTGTAATGAGTTACGGTTAAACCGTTGCCTAGGATAGAGTTAATAGGTGGTGAAAATATGGAGTTTGTCATCGGATATATTATAGGGCTCGTGCTGACAGGAATTTTGATTATTGTAGTTGCTGGACGTGAGTCTTAAGCCGTTGAGCTTATAACAGAAATTAAGTGAAAGAAGTAAAAGCCACTAACAACATTAGTGGCAGTAGAGAGGAGGAGCTATGAATATAGAGAAAGAGTGTATCCCAAAAGAACACAAAGAACTAACACTAGCAGCTAGACCATTAGTAGATTGGATAAGAAAAAACGGCACACCGCATACGACGATATTGGTAACAGATACTTTTGTAAATGTTTGTAATACCGAAATTGGTGTGCCGATAGATGATTAGTCATCTAATTTTACGTTGTGGTTTATGGACTAAATACTGATGCACAAATCTTCCTTTTGAAGATGCATTCAAAAAAGATTGGAATAAACCTTCACTACAGCCGAAGTATTGGTATACGGAACCATTTTTGAACCGCACTTGAATGATGCCATCTTCATACCCAATAGCGGAAACATTTGAAGATGATACAGTTATCATTTCCACAATAATCACCTCCTTTCAAGGTGATTATATCAAAAGTATTTATTGTGTCGAAAGGAGATTATCATGACAGAAAATACAATACTGAATACTGATATGTTTACAAAAATAGTTATTAAAAACGAAGATGACGATACAGTAGTCGCCGTTATTACTGCTGATGATGTTGAACCGGCGCCGCATTATATTGCTGTATTAACTCCTAAGTATAAGTAGCCTTTTAGTGAATGAAATATTAATAAGGAGGGCTCAATGGATAGAAGCAAGCTATGTATCACTGTTGATGAAGCTGCGGAGATGGCAAGTGTAGCACCTGCAGTGATTCGCCAATGGGCGGAAGACTTTGATTTTCCGTCCATGAAAATCGGACAGCGTGGTGGTAAACGCTTAATTCATTTAGATTCGTTTAATGCCTGGCTAGCGAAACGATGCCAAGCAAGAATAGGAGAGTGAAAGATGAATAAATTTATCATGATAGCGTCCCTTATAATGTTCGGGTTACTAGAGGGTTCAGATGTACAAGGCTACATCATACCTGATCTAGTAATGGCCGTATGGATATTATGGGCGAGCGCCATGTTGCTATATGTAGTTAAACATGGAGGTGAATAATGGAAACATTAATGCAAGCATTATTTTTGGCTGTATTCATGCTGGTTAGTTGCATGGTGTTTGTTTCTCTGTTTGTATTGATACCCCTTTTGATTCTAGGAGGTGATATATGAAGCGTGTTAATTGTACAAAATGTGGCGTAAGGATTATCCCATATACCTATAGCTATATATTCGATGAAGTAAATCGAAAAGCTATTAGGGTGTGTAAGAGATGCCATGATGAGCACATTAAAAATAAATGTAAAAAAGCCCGTACTCACGGCAATGAGATACGAGCTCTAGTTAAATAACCAAGTTAATTGTAACACATTAAGTCGTTACTAAAAAGGAGGTATTATGCCTGAACTTGTAGCAAAGAAAAAATCAAAGCCAGTTATAAATACATTTGATTTTAGCTTCTTTGAAAAACCTAACGGTAAACATGATAGAGCTATGAAAGTTGCTATTGTTACATGTAAAAGCTATATCAAATTATCAACGATGGCCTATCGGAAAATTAAAGGCCCAGAGTATTTCAAGGTCGGTATTGATATTAATAACAGAGTAATATGTGTATCCCCCGCAGTGGAGACCGAACCATTTGTGATTAAACCGACGGCGAGTCAGATTGAACGCAGATGCATTTTTATTACTCAAAAGCGAGCTGTCATTGATAAGTTGATAAAACTAGGAATGCCAAAAGTTGTAGAAGGTCAACTAGTTGATGGAGAATTAATATTTCAATTCTAAAGGAGATTAAATCATGGAAAATCAAAATATCTTAACTATTAAATTTAATACATTGGATGATCTAGCAGTGCAAGTAGCAGATTGGAATGAACGATTAAATCATCAATGCCAAGGCCAATGTATGTCGGAAAAGCCAATTGTTAAAGTAACGTCAGGCACCAGTCTTGAACTAGCAGAAAGTAAACTCGAGGATACATTCAAGAAAGCAATTCAAAAGGGGAGTAAGAAGATTGCAGAAGGTATGAATCAACTTGAAGCTGAAGGTTGTAAAGTGAAAATCTTAGAAAATGAATTGACAGCGCCTGCAGACGATGTTCCTGTAACAGATTTTGAAGGTAAGCCAACAAAAACTAAAAAAGAAGAAAAGGTTGAGCCGGTAACAGAATCGGTTGTAGAACCTGCTCCTGCTGAAATACCAACTGAGGAACCAGCTACTATTGAAACGTCGGAACAGGATGCAGCATTAGATGTAACTGATGAACCGGTAGATAAAAAAGCATTCTATAAAGAATTCCGTGAATGGATGGGTGAGGACGGCGTAAAAGCAAAAAAAGCACTTGCAATTTTTAGCAAGCATGGTGTTACTCGTCCATCTAGTGACTCTTTGACAGATGATATTATTACTGATTTGAAGTCCGCAATGGCAGGGGAGGAATAATATGCCTAAACAACAATTTAAAGCTCAAGCGGATATTTGTAAAAAAGCGCTGGATACATTACATAAAGCAATTGAACTTGACTCTGTTAATGTCGAGGAATACGAAGCTGGTATCGCGTATACCGAGGGTGTCATGAAAGCATCCAATGCTATTGTAAAGGCCTGTGAAATCGTAGAACCTACTAAAAAGCAAAAGGAAGAGCCTAAATCGGAGAAAGCTGAAACTAAAAGCAAGAAAGCAAAGACTACGACTAAAAAGTCTAAGTCTAAAGAAGGACCAAAGCCAGTGGTAGAAATAGAGCCTGCACCTGTTGAAGAGAAGGAAGCAGAAGACCTATTCGCTATGTTTGGTGATTAAAGGGGGTATTCACTGTGGAGATTGTATCCAGTACCTATATTCACAAAATGTTTGATAGCGTAATCCTAGAGGCTCCTTACGGTGCGGAATATACAACTATACACCATATCGATTGTGGATTTACGTTTGGAGGCAGCTGGCAACGAAGATATTCATATCAGAATGGATATGTTACCGGTTCAAAATACTATACCTGTCCAAATTGTCGAGCTTCTTCTAATCCTTATGATCATAAAATTTACTTCTCTATAAATGATGAGAGCGTATATCCTGTATCGGCTTATGTCGAAGTTATCAATTATAAGCATTTCCTAGATTTAAAAATTAGATATCAAGCTATCCAGCTTTTCTTTGATGGCAAAAAAAATGACTTAGGGATGTGTACAGAAACATTACGATTTGACTTTAAAAAGCGTAAGGCGACATTTATTGATAGATTTAGAATCCATCATGAATTGACTGTTGATTATATCCGTGAAAACGAGATTATGCCGGTACTGAAATTCTTTGGCGATTCATACGCCATGACAGATTTTAACCGGAAGTATTTAAACAAAACATTTAAGACGTTACGGCTAATGTTTGAAAAACGATTGAAGGAAACTTACGGATATGGAACAAAGGATGTATATGTAGCACCTGGCGCTACTGAAGAAAATGGCTACCATTTTACGATGCTGCTCAATATGATTCTGAAGCTATCGGCACCTGATATGCCTAGTATTGTTAGCTTGATGAAACAATATGTATATTGGACTAATGCTTACTGCTTATATCGATATACAAATATCCCTTTTGAAGATGATGTGTTAGTGGCTACAAGAAAAGGCATGAATTTTCAAGCAGCGCTTAGACAATCATATAAGGCTCCTAACAGTAGAGCCTTGCGGAAGCGTATGGTTGATGATCCATTGAGCGTATACATGTCTGATGTCCTTAATCTTTTTAACGATGAGAATTGTAGACGCACTATACTCACATTACAACGTAGTAGGCATGAAGGTACGGACCCATATTTTGGTAAGGCCCACAATGCCAATGATGTACGTAAGGCGATGAAGTTAAAAAGCCCACATGCAACGTTTATGTGGCAACAACTAATTAACAGGTGCGGTGAACCTACCATATTACGTTGGCTATTAGGTGAGGACATTCGCGTTATAGAAGATTGTGTGGATATGCACGCAAAACTCGAGCCAAAATACCAAGAGGCATTATGGAAGAAACGATTCAAGTTGAAGAACTTCCATGACGAAGTAATCAATATCTTTAATAAGCAGGAATATGGAGATGTAATATTGCCTGCTCAACCTCAATTACAAGCAGATATGAATGGGATGCACTTTATGGTCCCAAAAACTGCAGCTGATTTAATGACATATGGAAAGCGATTGAAGAACTGTGTAGGTTCATATCGTGACCGTGTCATTCAAGGGCAAGCAGCAATTGTGGTTGTCACGGATGATGATATGAATCCTATTGCATGCTTAGAACTAGCCACTGGTAATAAGGTTAAAAAGGGTCAACCTAAATTTAATCATCTAGTACAAGCGAAGTTATTCGCGAATGCACAACTAAAAAAAGACAATAAAATTCACTCTACAGTGATGAAATGGGCCAATCGTTTGAAGATTGAACCTCATACCATTGATGTGGACGCTAATGTTGTATAGGAGATCACTATGAAACTCACAAAATTAGAATTACTAAATTTTAAAGGCTTGAAAGCCTTTACTATACATTTCAACGGTGATGTTATTATCCGCGGAGATAATGCTACCGGTAAGACGACTGTATTTGACTCTGTATGTTGGTTACTATTCGGCAAAGATAGCCTAGATAGAGCTGACTTTGAAATCAAAACGTTGGATGGCGGAGAACCCATTCATAAAGTCAATCATGAAGTAACAGGTACATTTACTTTAGATGAAGGTGGCACAGTAGAACTCAAACGTGTGTATCGTGAAAAGTATTCATCCCCTCGTGGTGGCGAAGTCACCCTCACAGGTCATACAACAGACTACTTTGTCGATGGCGTTCCTAAAAAAGAAAAGGAATACAAGGAGATTGTAAATTCATTAGTTGATGAAAATATTTTCAAATTAATTACTAATCCGTTGTATTTCAACGAAACATATTCCTGGCAGAACCGCAGGAAGCTATTACTTGAGATGTGCGGAGATATATCAGATGAGGATGTTATCGCAGAATATAGTGAACTAAAAGCATTAACTGACATCTTATCAGGTCGTAGCGTAGACGATCATCGGAAGGTAGTAGCTGCTAAGAAAACCGCCATCAATAAAGAGCTGGATATGATTCCAGTTCGAATTGATGAGGCCTTGCGCGGAAAACCTACCATTGATACTCCTCGAGATGTTCTTATTCAGGAGATTAGCTTAGCAACTACAACGCTAGAAACTCTAGAGGCAGACAAAGCATTATTAGTGAATGGACATGCGGTTGTTGATACTAGAGCGGAGCTTAGAGATGTACAACGTCGATTGATGGCTCGTGAAAGTGAACTGCAGATGGAATATAAAAAACAATCTGCATTGAAGTCGAATGAATACGATATGGTTGTTTCTGAACTTAACAATCTATCTTCTAAGGTTGAGAGCACCAAGCATCGCCTTGATACATCAAATAGGGATATTCAACGTATCGAGAGTGTTATTGACGAGCTGATGTATCAACGTCAGCAGGTCAACGAGGATGCATTTGTAATGGATATCGATGAGGCTTGCCCGACCTGCGGACAAAAACTTCCTGCAGAGCAAATTCAAGCCGCACGTGAAAAAGCTGAAACAAAGTTTAACCTTAGAAAATCTAAGCAATTAGAAGAACTTAATCAGTCTATTGAACTGAAGCAACAAGACATTGAGAATATTAAAAAGCGAGATGCCAGCTTAGAGCCTGTTGAAACGCTAGAGGCTCTTATTAAGGCGAAAGAACTTGTCAAACAAACCATAACTGATGAAATTGGACAGCTAACAGCTCCAGTGCTTGATGATGATTCTATCTATGCTGATTTAAAAGCAGAAGAGTTTATGTTGCAGATGAAACTTGATGAATCTAATACAGATCACTCTGAAGAGATTGCAGACTTAGACAAACGTATTGCTGCAACGAAAGAACACCGCTTTAACCTTGAAACTGAATTGAATAAATACGAAGAGGCTAAACGGATTGATACTCGTGTAGCAGAGCTAGAAAGTCAACAGGCTGAATTAGCAGCAGAAAAATCAAAGCTCGATGAAGCCTCTTATCTGATGGATGAATTCGTTAAGGCCAAGGTCAATATGCTGGAAGATGTTATTAACTCGAGATTCAAACTAGCACGATTCAAGATGTTTAATGTTATGTTGAACGGCAACGTTGAGGAATGTTGCGAAACTACCTATAAAGGGGTTCCGTATCGCAGCATGAATAACGCTGCACGTATCAATGTAGGCCTTGATATCATCAACGCATTAACTAGCTATTTCAAAGTGAATGCTCCAGTGTTTATTGATAATGCGGAAGCCGTGACTGAATTCGTTCCAGTTAATAGTCAAACGATTAAGTTGATCGTTGATGAATCAGAACCACAATTAGTGGTTAAGGAGGTGTAGATATGGACGAATTGCAAGTGTTCAATAACATTTCTTTTGGGCAAGTTAGAGTCCAGGAGTTAGACAATGAAGTATGGTTCGTAGCAAAAGATGTATGCGAATGTTTAGGCATTAATGATACATCTAAAGCTGTAGGGCGTTTAGATGAAGATGAAAAGGGTACGAATTCAATTCCTACCCCTGGAGGCAATCAGAATTTATTGACTGTAAATGAATATGGGTTATATAGCCTGGTGCTTTCAAGTCGAAAACCTGAAGCCAAAGAATTCAAGCGTTGGATTACGCATGATGTAATCCCAGCGATTAGAAAAACAGGTTCTTATTCTATGGTGATTCCACAGACATTGCCTGAAGCCCTTAGAGCATATGCTGATGAGGTAGAATCACATAATGCAACGAAAGCAATTGTAGCACAACAAGAACAGCAGATTGCGGAGTTTAAACCGGTTAAGGATTACGTGGATAAAATTCTCTCAAGTAAATCCTGTTTAGCGATTACTCAAATTGCAGCTGACTATGGCCTTAGTGCTCAAGAGTTAAATAAAATTTTGCATGAAGCTGGGCTACAACGTAAGGTCGGTGATCAATGGATTCTGTACAAGCAACATATGGCGAAAGGTTTTACCAAATCAGAAACCTTTACATTCTGCAGAAGTGATGGCCGATTAGATTCAAAAATCACGACTAAGTGGACACAAAAAGGCCGCTTAGAAATTCATAGTATCTTAACAAAATTAAACATTCACGCTGTATGTGAAGACGTAGCATAGGAGGCACACAATGGCAAATGAAGTAGTAACAAGAAGCAATACTAATCTACCTGGTTTTCAATCTGCAGAGGGGTTTGAATTGCTACAACGACAAGCGAAAATGTTTACACATTCCACGCTAGTTCCGCAACAATTTCAAGGGGAACAGAATATAGGGAACGCTATTATCGCTTTGGAAATGGCAACGCGAATGAACGCTAGCCCATTAATGGTGATGCAAAACTTATATATCGTATATGGCAATCCTGGTTGGTCCTCTAAATTTTTAATTGCCACGTTTAATCAATGTGGACGGTTTGAAGCTATTAAATATAGACCAACTGGAGAAAGAGGAACCGATAGCCAAGGCATTGTCGCTTATACTCGAGAAAAAGGGAGCGATGAAATTATAGCGGGCCCTGAAGTAACTATCGCACTAGCAAAGCAAGAAGGTTGGTACGATAAAAAAGGTAGTAAATGGAAAACGATGCCGGACCAAATGTTACGCTACAGGGCAGCAGCTTGGTTGATTAGAACTACAGCCCCGGAAATTAGTATGGGGCTACAGACTGCAGATGAAATTATCGATGTTGAAGGCAAGGTGGTTGATACTGCAGATGTGGTTGCAGAAACAATAGAGAAGAATGCCAATGGCGAAGTAATCGACATTGAGCCTACTCCTACGAATGAATTCGTAGATCCTGAAACAGGTGAAGTCGTCAAGATGTTTGGTGATTAATTGTGATTAGTATTCAAGCATTCGGTAGTAGCTCAAAAGGGAACTGCTACCGAATTAAAACCTCAACTAATGGGGATGAATTATTACTAGATGCAGGATTAGCATTTAAAGACATACAGCGTTATTGTCGGTTTAATTTTGTTCATCTATGTGGCGTATTAGTGACTCATCAACATGGAGACCATTGCAAGGCTGTTCCTGATTTATTAAAACTCGGACATCGCGTGTACATGCTAAAAGACACAGCTGAGGCTATCTATGTTGCTGGACATCATAAAGTGGTCTATATAACGCCTAAGATTCAATTTTCTGTTGGTAATTTTACTATCTTACCATTTGAATTAGAACATGATGTTCCAAATGTTGGGTTTTTAATTACCGATGGTGAAGAGAAACTCTTATATATTACCGACACCTATTATTGTCGGTATACATTTAAAGATGTGAATCATATCATGGTCGAGTGTAATCATTCATATGAAATCCTAAACCAACGCGTTGACGATGGATGCCTGCATGAGAAACGCATGGAACGATTAATTCAATCCCATTTTTCGTTAGAGAATGTTATTAAATTTCTAAAGTCTATGGACCTTACTAAGTGCCAGGACATTCGACTGCTTCATTTATCCGATGAAAACTCTGATGCCGCTATGTTTAAACAAGCTGTTGAGGCCGCTACCGGTAAATATGTAGTCGTAGAACAAGAAAGGAGTCCATTATGATTGTTAAATCTATTCAAATTACAGATAACGATATCAATATCGCCTATCAGAAACCATCTGCTACAGGCCTGACAGATGTCTTTACCATTAAATCTAAAGATGATCCACGACCTGAACTCATGCAAGCTTTCAGCCGACTACAGGCTATTATGAAAAAGAACTTTGAATTCCTGGAGGAGTTTAACATCCCGTTTGTCGTACGGTCATTCAAGTTTAAATATGGCGTTATCGAGGACGTGGTGGAGAAAGTCAGCGTTGAAGGCATTATACAAGATGCAAACTCTACTGATGAATTGAAATTCAAGACTGATTGGTTGTCGGTAGAGTATGCAGACCGTACATTCGCTATTTCAGTGCAAGACTTGATTGATGAATGTGTAAGGTTTATTGCTGGTAAACGTGCACAAGGGGCTTTATTTGCAGATGAGGAGTAATAGATGGCTAAGGATGTATATTACTTCAGCCACGATGTAAATGCCAGTAATGATCCTAAGATAGTAGCAATGGAATCGCAGTTCGGAGTTATTTCATATGCGTGGTGGTGGAAATTAATTGAAAAGCTAGCTTCATCTGATGACTATAAATTGCCTTTCAAGAAATATACATTCATCGCTCTTGATAAAGAATTAGGAATTTTGAACGAAAACGAACGACCGTTCAACGAAAACGAACGACCGTTCAACGAAAACGAACATAACTTTTTTTGTTCGAACGAGTCGTTTTTGTTCATAAATTCGTTGATTCATGATTTTGAATTACTTGATTGCGATGACGAGTACTTTTGGTCTCCAAGTTTAATTCGTAGGCAAGAAGAACGAAGAAGTAAATTTGAAAAAAAGCAGGAACAACGTAGGCTCGCAGGCATTAAAAGTGGTGAAGCTCGCAGAAAAAAGGAACAAAAACGAACGGTCGTTCAACGAGATTCAACGGTCGTTGAACAAAACGAACAAAAGGAAAGGAAAGGAAAGGAAATTAATAATATAGAGAGAGATACGCGCGCGCGTGAAGATGAAAATCCTCTATCTATGTTTGACGATGATGAAGTAAAAAATAAACCCATTTACGATTTGTACATGAAAGCAATCGGAGATGTATCACCTGTCATTAAAGACCGATTAGATGATCTGGTTGAGTCTTATGGGAAGGAACGAGTTATTGTTGCTATCAATACCACAGCGGATAATGGAGGTAATAGCATCAAGTATGTTGAAACAGTCACGGCAGGGAATCTAAAGAAGGAGGTGCAAAAAGATTTTGGAGCAAGTAAACATAACGGAAATGCTAGAAACGTTTCTCGAAAAAAGGAAGAAGTCGACTGGCAAGCAGAATACGAGAGAGTCCATGGTAAAGGATGAGTTCTTCTATCCTGTGTATGATAAGCCTGTAGTGATTAAGGAGAATGTTAATGGACCCTATGCTGCAGTTGGTATCCCTCGGCGATATTATGATATGGATTTTGGATGGTTACGTAAACATGGTAACTTTCCTAAAGAGAATTCTGAAGCATATGCTGTAGTGAAACAGTATGTAGATAATCTAGAGGCAAATCTTAAAAGTGGCAGAGGATTGATTTTAAGGGGCCCTGCTGGCACTGGAAAAACTTCTATAGCAGTTAGTATTCTGAAAGAGGTTCTAGCGCTAAAACGAGGCTGTATGATGATTTCTATGCCTAGTCTATTGGATATCATGCTCACTCTATCAAAGGGTGATAGAGTTGCGTTTCTAAATTATGAACAAAAGCTCAGGAATATTCCGCTATTGTTGTTAGATGATTTTGGAGCGGAGTATTCTAAATCTGATTGGGTGCATACAAAAGTTGAAAGCATTATTATTGGCCGATACCATGATATGAAGCCAGTTATACTGACAACTAATTATAATAACGACCAAACAAAAGACCATTATAGCGAACGAGTGATTGATAGATTACGTGGAAAAGATTATGAGGAAGCTATATTTTGGGGAGAATCACACCGATGAAGATTATCCTACGTTGTCAGTTTCGGTTTAGAAAGAAAACTCACGACAGATTCCCGACGTTGAACGAGTACATTGACTGTGAACGTGGCTCGACTATAGCTGCCGCTGCTATGAAAAAGAAATGCACGGAGCAAGTCAAAGAACAATGTCTATCACAACAGATAGAATCGGTTAAGGGTAAAGTAGACCTGTTATTTGAATGGCACTCATCTACCAGGCATGATCCTGACAATGTAGCGTTCGCTAAGAAATTTATTCTTGATGGTCTACAATTGGCAGGTGTGCTAGAAAATGACAATAGAAAGTTCATAGGCACGATGGCAGATGAAATTATAACTGATACAGAGAACTATGTAATCCTACACATATCGGAGTGTATGAGTATATTCCTGTAAAGAGTGTTAAGTATAGCGAGGTATTATGAAGAAAAAGCTAGTATATGTGGCTCATCCATATGGTGGTAAGAAGAGCAATAAAGAAAAAATAGACAAAATCATGCAAGAACTGGTGATGGTTGATATTACACATGACTATGTATCACCTATCCATAATTATGGGTTCATGTATTTAACCGGAGACCAATATCAATTTGGCTTAGGTATATGTTTAGGCCTACTCAATCATTGTGATGTGCTGGTCTTGTGTGATGGCTGGGAGACTAGTCGAGGTTGTAAAGGCGAATATGAATACGCCAAGAAACATGGCATTGCTACATTTGTATTAAGCGAATGGAAAGCAATGAACATGATTTAATTATTGTTAGATACTTCTTATGAAGTTGGTATAAACACAATTCGGACTAAACTACAAAATTATAAGGGGGAGATGTATTTGAATGAATACGAAATAGAAAAAATTACTAGGTTGGCCACTGAGGTGGCTACTAAAACCTACTATGAATTAGCCAAGCAAGAAAATGCACAGCTAGGTCGTAAACTTCGACACAACACGATCAAGCTGCTTAAGCATTATAGTCAGTTACAGTCATACGTAGACAATGCTATCACGGATTCGACACAAGCCGAGGATATATGGCTCAATGAACTGTTAATTGATATGTTTGACGATAAAAGCATTGTGAAAGTAAATGCGATTGTCAAAAGCAAAGAAAAAACAGCATTGATGATGAGGCATGTGAATAACATGCTCGATATCTATGCTGAGAAGTGTAGCGACAAGCAATTCAAATATTGCGAATGCATGCGCAGGTATTATATTGATGGAGAAACCTTAGAAGAGATTGCTGAATCATTTCCTGAAAAGCCTGATGTACGGACTATCAAACGTTATATTGCAAGAGGCATTGAAGAGTTATCAGTTTTGCTATGGGGTGTTATTGGTCTGAACACAAAGCTAGCCTGAAAATTGTCCCAAAACTGTCCTAGACCTGTCCTTCTTGACAGTTTATAATGATAGTGTGAGTTAATAGGGAAACGATTAATCTCTCTCGACACAGTGAATACCTAGAACACAAAAGCGAAAAAGCCCCTGCTTCGGCAAGGGCTTTTTGCTATATGTAATAAAAAGAGGCCTATGAAAGGCCTCTTTTTACATGAGGTTCGCGACACCTCATTTGTGCGTTTTACCATGAAGGCTGTGCAATTATTTCTTTAAATCAGAAATGGGAATAGGCCAGGCTTTGAAGCCGAAGTCTTTTGCCCATAGTTTTTTACCGGTCTTTTTATCAATCCGCCATGCTCTAAAGATAATATTGCTTTTGAACTTTTGATTTTTCAAGGTCAGCCCTCCTTTCATAATTAGATTATGACGGGGCCCCGCACAGTTGCATTATACCATATTTGTTGGAATAGATTCATTGTGAAATGAAAAAGAGGTCGCAGAAATAATCTGCGACCTCTAAAACAGGGTAGGGATGAACAAAGCACACACTTTCGCTTTTTTATCCTCATAAGTTCCGCGAAAAACTTATAATCCTTCATAGACTGACCCAATCAAAAGTTCACTTTTAATATAAACTTTACAAAACCGAAAGTCAAATGAGAAGTTATCCACAGTACATTATGTTGTATTGTGGATAACTTTGCATCTAAATATAGTATAGATATTCCGATTAGGCATAATATAGTAATTAATATAACTATAAGTAATTGAAAGAGAGGTGAATACGATTGACAGATGTGTATTGTGAAAAGAGGCGATGCCTTAATAATGTGAAAGGTTGGTGTAAGGCCAATGGAATTCATATAGACCATATGTGTAAATCGTATGCACCATCACATTCGTTAGTAAAGACAAAAACCGCAAAGGTTCATAAAGAGTGCGGTAAATATAAGCAAAACAAAGGAGTACTGAAATAATGGCAGATAACATTATGATCCATTGCGCGTATACAGATTTAGTAGATATTGCATCTGTAGTTCCAAACCCTAGAAATCCCAACCACCATAGTGATAAACAAGTAGAGTTGTTAGCCAAAGTGATAAAAGTACAAGGTTGGCGAGCTCCGATTACGGTGAGTAACCGTTCAGGGTTCATTGTAAGAGGCCATGGGCGGTTAATGGCTGCACAATTATTAGGCCTAGATACTGTACCAATTGACCGGCAGGATTATGAAAGCGAAGCTGCAGAGTATGCAGACCTGATTGCAGATAATAGAATCGCCGAACTATCAGATATCGATAATACCTTATTAGGAGAGTTATTAGCTGATACGGGAGATTTTGCTGAGTTCACAGGCTATTCTGACGATGATATAGCTAGCCTATTAAACCAGGTAATGGCAGATGAAGTTCATGAGGATGATTTTGATGCAGAAGAAGCTATCAAATCAATTAAAGAACCTATGACAAAGTTCGGTGATGTATGGATGCTAGGTGAGCATATGTTATTGTGTGGCGACTCAACAAAGACAGAATCTCTTGATTGTCTACTGGGGGGGGGACGTTGTTGATATGGTATTTACAGACCCACCGTATAACGTGGCTTATGAGGGAGGTACAAAGGAAGCTCTTACCATTCAAAACGATAATATGTCAGATGCTGAATTTGATATATTTCTTGATGATGTATTCGCTTTGGTTAACAAAGCATTGAAACCTGGTGGCGCGTTTTATATATGCCACTCTGATAGCTGTGGAGGTCAATTTAGGCGTGCGATTCGTGATAATGATTTACTTATCAAACAATGCCTGATTTGGGTTAAGAATACATTTGTAATGGGGCGTCAAGATTACCAGTGGAAACATGAACCAATTCTATATGGATGGAAACCTGGTGCTAGTCATAAGTTTTATGGTGGCAGAAAACAATCTACTGTGATTGATGACAATCTTCCTCTTGAAATCGAAAAAGATGGAAATGACTATATTCTTCATTTTTCTAATGAAACGGACCATATTGTAGTAAGAGTGCCTGGGTATGAAATAGAAGTTAATAATGGCACTGAATGTGATTCTATATGGCGATTTAATAAGCCATTAAGAAATGGTGAACATCCGACGATGAAACCGATTGCATTATGTGCACAGGGAGTTAAGAACTCATCCAAACTTGGAGAACTTGTATTCGAACCGTTTGGTGGTTCAGGTTCTACATTGATTGCCTGCGAACAAACAAAGCGTAGATGTAGATGCATCGAATTAGATCCTAAATACTGTGATGTAATAGTAAGGCGGTACATCGAATTTATTGGAAATAATAAAAATGTATATGTGATTAGAAATGGGCAACGCTTAGAATTTTCTGAGGTTGCCCAATAGTTTTTGTAAACAACATGAATTGAGTGAGGTGGTGCTGCCATGTGACGACACATCAGCAAGCGCACAAGGACTACCTAAACGGCATGAAGTATAAGGATATTGCCGAGAAGTATGGGGTGTCATTGGCGACTGTTAAATCGTGGAAGACACGCTATGGGTGGTTCCGCGATACATCAAAAAAAAGTATGCATACAAAAAATAAAAGTACGCATACAAGAAAACGAGGGGGCCAGCCTGGTAATCATAATGCATTATACAATGCTGGTGGTGCGCCTAAACAAAATCAAAATGCTATTAAGCATGGATTGCTAGCGAAATATTTACCAAAAGAAACTTTAGACATTGTTATGGAAGTCGAAGAATCAAGCCCCATTGATATTCTATATATGAACATAAAAGTTCAATTTGCACGTATTATCAGAGCGCAAAAGCTGATGTATGTTGAGGGGATAGAAGACCATACACGGGTCACTGAAAACAGGACAGAGGTTACTATTGACCCAGCTAAAGGGACCAGTCGTTCTGTTACTAAAACAGATAAGGTCATTTCTTCGGTAGATAAAGAAGTAGTATTTATGAAGGCCCAATCAGTGGCAATGGCCACTTTAACTAAAATGATTCAGCAGTACGACGTTATGTGTCGCAGTCCGCTAGCTACAGACGAACAACGAGCAAGAATTGATAAGATTCGCGCTGAAGTTGCCAATATTTCTATGGGGAATCGGACGATTGATGTTAATGTAAATCACAATCCATTAGCTGGGTTAAGTACTGAAGAAATTAGAAAAGTTATTGAAAAAGAGGAAAGATAATATGGAATTCACACCGGCTGTTGTACAGGAGTTCAAATATGAACTTGCGAGACGTGAATTCTTTTATTTTTGCCATCTATTAGAGGGTGATTTTTATGAATACGACCGTCAATATTTAGTTGATTTGTGCGATGCATTACAAGATTTTTATGAGGGCGATATCTACAATGTTCTTATTCTTAATTTACCGCCACGGCATGGGAAGAGCCGCACCGTCCAGAACCTGTCAAAATGGGTGCTTGGTAAAAATCACAAAGAAAAGGTGATGACTGGATCTTACAATGCGACTTTATCCAAGACATTTGCCAAGGGAGTGCGAAATGCAATCAAGGAAGTTAAAGCTGATGAGAATATAACCGTTTTCTCAGATGTATTCCCTGGAGTTGAAATCAAAGAGGGTGATGGAGCAGCTCATATGTGGTCTTTGAAGGATGGCTATAATAGCTATCTCGCTACATCTCCTGACGGTTCATCTACAGGCTTCGGTGCGACTCTCTTAATAATTGACGATATCATTAAAAATGCTGAAGAAGCCTATAATGAAAACGTCAAAGAGTCACATTGGAGTTGGTTTACAAACACAATGCTCTCTCGATTAGAAGAGGGAGGAAAGATTATTATAATCATGACACGATGGGCTTCAGATGATTTGGCTGGACGTGCTATCGAGCATTTCAAAGATGATCCTAAGTTCAAATCTAAAGTGATTATGATGAAAGCGGTTCAGGAAGATGGTAACATGCTATGCCCAGAAGTACTGTCAAAAGATAGCTATTTATCTAAAATTAGAGCAATGGGCGAGGATATTGCATCAGCCAATTACCAACAAGAGCCTATTGATATAAAAGGTAGACTATATTCTTATTTCAGCACCTATGAGGATATTCCTAGGGATGATAAAGGCTATCCACTATTCTCTGCAGTGAAGGCTTACGTAGACTCTGCAGATACCGGCGACGACTTCTTATGTGGCATTGTGTATGGGGTATATAAAGACTATGCATATGTGTTAGATGTATTGTATACAGATGCGCCTATGGAAATTACTGAAGAACAAACTGCAGATTTAATAAATCGAAATAGTGTAAATATTGCTGATATAGAGTCTAATAATGGGGGGCGTGGTTTTGCTAGAAATGTTAAACGGATACTAAAAGAAAAGTATCCAGGTAATCGAACAAAGATTACTGCATTCCATCAAAGTAAAAATAAGGAAGCTAGAATATTATCAAATTCAACACAAGTTATGGATTATGTTTTATTCCCAGTTAACTTTAAGGACCGCTGGCCTGAATACTATACATCAATGTATAAGTATCAACGCAAAGGTAAAAATGCACATGATGATGCTCAAGACGCAACGACAGGCGTTGTTGAACGTTTGAATGCGCCTGTTATTAAATCCATCAATTCTGATATTTATTAGGAGGAACTTCATTACATGTTTATTACAAACGAACAGAAGTATGCATACCAGTTATTACATGATGCGTACTATGGGTCCGGGTTATTCTCTTTAGGTCGTGGTTTAAAACAGCATCCAAGAGAAAGCATAGACAATTATAATTTCCGTAAAAAGTTATCAAGCTATTCTAATCATACCGCAGCGATTATTAATGCGAATGTAGACCCTATCTTTAATGATGAAATTAGGAGAGAGTATAAAGAAACGGCTAAATTCAAAGTGTTTTTAAAAGATGCAGATCGATTAGGTACATCATTACAAGAATACATTCAGCAACAAGCTTTGATTGCCAAAATGTATGGTGTTGTGTATGTCATTGTTAACAATGAAGCAGAATTTGGTGAAAGTTTGGCTGATAATGTACGTGATAGACGGTTACCGTATTTAACTTCAGTTGAACCTAGTGATGTGACTGGTTGGAAACTGGATGACAAAGGTCGAATAATTAGATTCGAATATAGAACGATTATTACTGATGATAATGGAGGTAGTTCAACAGTATATTACGAGTGGACAGATACAAAATGGACTATTCGTGATAAAGGGCGAGGCATTATTAATGAAGGTGAACATGGGTTAGGACGTGTCCCTGTAGTGCAATGGTTTGGTCGTAGCACTAAGAAAACAACTATATTACCGCATCCAGAGTTCTATTCGTTAGCACAAAAGAACTATAGAGTTTATCATCTTGATAGTTTATTGACACAGATTTTGAACTCTCAAACATTTTCTACTTTAACAATGCCATCCGATGAAGGTATAGAAGATTTAACCTTGGGTGTCAATAATGTACTACTATATCCATCAGAGGCTAGTCATCCTCCTGCTTTTATTGCTCCAGATAATGGGCCGGCACAAATTATCATGCAAGAAAAGGAAGCGGAAATTAAAGAAATGTACCGCATAGGTGGTGTTGATTCTGTAGTAGGGGTTCAGCAAGAAAAATCAGGGGTTGCTAAACAGTGGGCATTCAAAAGAACAAATCAACGACTAGCAAACTTCGCTGTACAGTGTGAAAATGCAGAGAAAGCCATTATTGCATTATATGAATTGTGGACTGGCGAGCAGTTGAATTATAAATGCGAATATCCAAGGGACTTTGACATTAATGATGTAGCTGATTGCTTATCTCAAGGACAGCAAGCCCTTGATTTAGGGTTTAAATCTAAAACATATTATGTTGAAGTGCTTAAACGCATCCTTGATGGATATATGCCTAATATTGACGGTAATGTGTATGATGCTATTGTTAAAGAAGTGGAAGCTACTGCACAGCAAGAAGTATTAGATGACATGTATTCAAATGGAGAAAATCCGGATGAGAACAGTGAGCGACTAGATGAATAAGCATACTGAACGTGTCATACGCGATATAATTGATGAATTTGAAGCCGAAGTACGTCGATTGTTAGACGAAGGGCACACGCCTAAATATGCTGTTAAAGAAGCATATAAAAAATATCCTGTAATGGAGGCAATGAAAGATACGTTAATCGATGAGTTGGTTGAGGAGTGTGCTAGGGGATATGGTGTAGACATAGGTGTAACCAGTGATGCAGCTAAAAGTGCAATAATCGCAGGCATGCCATATAAATTACAAACCATTTCAAAGGCAATGCAAAAGGCATGGGCACCTGATGGATTAAACTTATCTGATAGGCTACATAATGCATCAGGTACCGTAAAACGTGAAATTATTACTACGATTCAAGATGCTATGTCTAAAGGAAATAGTACGATTGAGACCGCACGAGCATTATTTGATGGCTATGGGACTGATACGGTTATTGATAAAGCCGAATTACCTAAATTTTTAAAACGTATTAATGGCCTAAATATTACATTGCCTACTAATGAAGCAGAACGAAAAGCTGTTAAGTATCAACTTCGACGTGTTAGAAGTCTGATAGAACAACGCACTACGCCTGGTATGCGTGCTGCCTATACTGAATTGATAGAAGCAATAGAAAAAGGAAATGCCGCAGCCGTTAATCGTGCGGTGTACGTTGCAACTCAAGAAAAGGCAAGATATCATGCAGAGCGCATTGCGCGGACAGAACGAGCGAGGGCATATGCTGAGGGGGAAATTGCAAGGCATTTAGATGATCCTGATGTGGTAGCCTTTCGGTGGCGAATGAGTTCGAGGCACCCTATTGTCGATATTTGCGATGTATACGCTAACGCAGACTTATATGGGTTAGGTCGTGGAGTGTATCCAAAGGATAAGTTCCCACATTTGCCAGCGCATCCACATTGCCTTTGTCGCATTATGCCAGTTATCGATGGCATGATTAATAATACTGTTGCAAAGCCTAATGTAGAAGCCGGCGGATTGTCATATTTAAAGACATTGAATAAAACAGAACAAGAACAAATATTAGGGGTAAATGGACGCAACTTAGTAATGAATGGGCATATATCGTGGACTGAAAAAGCTAGGGGGTGGAGTGGAGATGTTTTTAAACGCAGACTCCCGGTGATTGAGAGTCTAAAAGACTACATAAAAGATGGTAAGGTTCGTGTCGAAGAAATCTCTAAACGGAAAGATAGCGAAACTAAAGATGATGTCAAAGCTCGCATTATAGACTATATTAATTCTCCATATTTCAATAAATCATATGTAGCTCGGCAGAGCATGCATGTAAAAGATGGTAAGCTATATGATGCCTCAAAAAATAAAAGCTATTACGATGTAGAACCATCACATTCTGATGTGTTGAAGGCAATAAGAGCTGGAGTGAATAATGGAGGAATAGGGGTTACGCGTAATGGCGATTGGAACCATAAAATACTAGTTGATATATACCCACATATTGGGTATGATGTACATGAAGAGACAGGAGCGAAACGGAGTACTAGTTTTGCAACTGTGCATGTATCTAATAAAGGCATTCATATTGTACCGAAGGGAAGTGAACGAAAATGACAGAAAAAGAATTGCGTAGACGATACGATGAAATCAAGTCAGAAAATATTGAAGTCATATTCGTTGATGGAGATACTATGAAAGGCAAATTATTGGGTTATACATCTAGCGTAAATAATGAGCCAGACGAAGCGTCTATAGATGTTGGTGAATATGAATTATTTGCTAGTGAAATAGCTGGGATTCGAGAAATTTAATAATTTATAATAGGTGATCTAGCACTTGCATAAGCAAGTGCTTTTTTTGTTGCCTTTTTAGTATTGCAGGCGTAAAAGAACAAGACCGCGGTCGTGAGGTGTGGCTCACGAAAATAAAGCGAAGAGGGAAAGTTTATTTTACAGGAGGTCATACAGATGACAAAAGAGGAACTAATTAAGTTAGGGTTAACGGAGGAACAAGCAGAGGCAGTGACTAAGGATTATGGTGAAAACTACGTTTCCAAGAGTCAATTTAATGCCAAGAATGATGAGGCGAAAGCAGCAAAAGCGGCAAAAGAAGTCGCCGTCCGTGAGCTTGCTGATGCGCAAGGCAAGCTAGAAAAAATCACCTCTACAGGGATTAAGGATGATGCAGGTATTGTAGCTATGCAGCAACGAATTAAAACCCTGGAGGATTCTGTAGAGGCCGAGCGTAAAGCAAGAGAAAATGCTGATGCACAACGTGTACAGTCTGAAATTTCTGCAGCCGTGGTTGATTCTTTGACGAAGCGTAACGCTATGGATCCTAAGGAATTTTCAAAGCTGATTGTTGGTAACATCAAAGTCAACGAAGATGGTACTTATGGATATATTAAGCCTGATGGTACTAGCGGAACTGTTGACGATTGCGTAGATGAATGGCTAAAAGGTAAAGATTATGCAATTAAAGATGTACAAAAACGCGGGAGTGGTTCAGGCACAAGTGGTGCAGGAAGCAACAATTCTGGCAGTAATAAGCCAGTAGGTTTAAAGGGGGCCGTAGCGGCTGCTATTGAAGCCCAATAAATTTTATAAATTCTAATAACGGAGGAATAAACTAATGCCAATTACATTAGCTGAAGCAAAACTTAACGTACAAGACGATTTACAAATGGGAGTTATTGATGAATTCCGTAAATCGTCTTTTTTATTTGAAAACTTAACATTTGATGATGCTGTATCTCCTACTGGCGGTGGCGGTACTTTAACCTATGGTTATACTCGATTATTAACACAACCAACTGCAGATTTCCGTGATATTAATGCTGAATACACACCTCAAAGTGTAACTCGTAAACGTCATACTGTTGATTTGAAAGTATTTGGCGGATCCTTTGAAATCGACCGTGTAATCGCTAAAATGGGCGGTATTGTTGATGAAGTAACATTACAAATCGAGCAAAAGGTCAAGGCTGCAACTGCATTGTTTAATGACACAGTTATTAATGGCGATACTGGTACCAACGCTAAAGCATTTGATGGTTTAGACAAGGCGCTTTTAGGTTCTTCTACTGAATATACACCTACAGCAGCTATCGATTTGTCTGATAGTGGTGCTGTTGATGCAAACTACAAGACATTCTTAGACCAACTCGATGAATTCCTTTTAGGCTTGGATGGCGCACCATCTGCCATTATGGGTAACTCTAAATTGATTGCTAAAATTCGAGCAGTAGCTAGACGTTCTGCGATGTACTCTACTCAATTAAATGAATTCGGACAACAAGTTGAATATTACGGCATTACACCATTAGTTGACCTTGGCACCAAAGCTGGTAGTAATGATCCTGTAGTAGGTATTAATGGTCAAGGTGAAACTTCTTTATATGTCGCACGCCTTGGCCTCGATGGTTTCCACGGCGTATCTCTTGCGGGCGATAATGTGGTTAACTTATGGCTCCCTGACTTCACTTCTTCCGGAGCTGTAAAAAAAGGCGAGGTCGAAATGGTTGCCGCGGTTGCATTAAAAGCATCTAAAGCTGCAGGTGTATTCCGCAAAATTAAAGTTAAATAAGGAGGCCCAATATGCCGATTATAAAATCTCCAGTGTCTGATTATACAGGACAAACTGGCAATGTTACTTTTGTTAATGGTGAAGGATTTACTGAAGATGCTAATCATATTGCGTGGTTTGTAGAACATGGATATGAAATTGTAACGGAGGATACTGAACCACCTGCAGATACTGAACCACCTGCAGATACTGAACCACCTGCAGAT